GAGGATACTGTAGTTGATTTATCGATTGAGAATCCATATGAAAGAGACCACGCAGTTACAACAGATTATATCAACAAAGGATATAAACCATGTTCGGCTTGGTTTGAGGGGATGGTTAAAAAATTAAAGTTTGATAGAAGAAAAGTGGCTCAGGAGTTGGAATGTAACTTCTTGGGTTCGGGTGATAACGTGTTTGATTCTGAATTAATGCAGAACATATCCAAAAATCAATTAAGAGAACCATTAGCTAAAATGATGGGAGGTTCTTTATGGATTTTTAAAGAACCTGAGAACGGTCACAAGTATGTTATGGGTGTAGACGTATCCAGAGGTGATTCTGAGGACTTTAGTTGTATTCAGATAATTGACTTCGATACAAGGGAACAAGTCCTTGAATATGTCGGAAAAGTCCCACCAGACATCACTGCGGAGATTGCCTACAAGTGGGGAAGTATGTATACCGCATACTGTGTTGTGGATTTGACGGGTGGAATGGGTGTGGCAACCGCAAGAAAAATGCAAGAGATGGGATATCAAGGGGGTATGTATGTTGATAATGTTGATACAAGTAACAAGTGGAAATACGACCCTAAATTAAATGAAAAAATACCCGGTATCAATTTTAATAATAAAAGAGTTCAAATAATTGCCTCATTAGAGGAAGCTGCGAGACATGATTTTAAAATTTATTCACACAGATTGTATAATGAAATGAATACTTTCATTTACATTAACGGTAGACCTGACCACCAAAAAAATCACCACGATGACTGTATTATGGGAATTTCTATGGCAATCTATGTTGCGGAAAAATCTTTTCAATCTTTAACTAAAGTTGTTAATCATACTAAAGCAATGTTAAACTCATGGGCAACAACTGTTACGGAAAATAAAAACTCTTCTGAATTCTTTAATCCTATGGTACCTCAAATGGGTAGAGAAAGTCGACAATTTAATTCTGGACCTTCTAAAAGGGATTATCAAGAATATGGGTGGTTATTTGGTGGTAAATAACTATTTATATTATTAAAGAAACGAGTTAAAATTATACCATGAGCGAACAAAATCTGACCGTTTGGCAACGTTTGTCCAAAACGTTTGGTCCAAATTCTTTACTGAATCAAGATTATCCTACTTTCAAATTTGATAAGAAGGAGTTGTTACGTACAACAAGTCGAGACGAATACGAGAAAGAAAAACTACAAGCACAACAAACATTTTATTTATCAGGTCAATGGGCAAAAGTTGAGAATAACATGTATTCTCAAGCAATGTATTATGAGCCAACAAGACTTTCAGCTCAGTATGATTATGAATCAATGGAGTATACTCCTGAAATTTCTGCTGCTTTGGACATATACGCTGAAGAATCTACAACAACAAATGAAGATGGTTTTATTTTACAAATTTATTCAGAGTCAAAACGTATTAAATCTGTATTGGCGGATTTATTCAATAATTCGTTGGACATCAACACTAACTTACCGATGTGGACAAGAAACACTTGTAAGTACGGTGATAACTTTATTTATTTAAAACTTGACCCTGAAAAAGGAATTGTTGGGTGTCAACAATTACCAACAATTGAAATTGAAAGACATGAGGCGGGAGCAAGTGCTAAAATCACGGTTAATGTTGAAAAACCTGAAAAGCCAAAAGCCTTAGAATTTACTTGGAAGAATAAGAATATGACATTTCAGTCATGGGAAATTGCTCACTTTAGATTATTGGGTGACGATAGAAAACTTCCTTATGGTACTTCAATGTTAGAAAAAGCAAGAAGAATTTGGAAGCAACTTTTATTATCAGAAGATGCGATGTTGATTTATCGTACATCAAGAGCTCCTGAAAGAAGAATGTTCAAAGTATTCGTTGGAAACATGAATGACGATGATGTTGAAGCATATGTACAACGTGTTGCCAATAAATTCAAGAGAGAACAAATTGTTGATAGCAAGACAGGTAATGTAGATATGAGATTCAACCAAATGGCGGTTGACCAAGATTATTTTATTCCTGTGAGAGACCCAGCAGCCCCTGACCCAATTACAACATTGCCAGGTGCCACTAACCTATCTGAAATTGCGGATATTGAATATATTCAAAAGAAATTATTAACAGCTCTTCGTGTACCTAAAGCATTTTTAGGTTTTGAAGAAGTAGTTGGTGATGGTAAAAATTTATCATTACAAGATATCAGATTTGCTCGTACGATTAATAGAATCCAAAAGAGCATGATTCAAGAATTGAATAAGATTGCAATTGTTCACTTATTCTTATTAGGTTTTGAAGATGAACTTTCAAACTTTACATTAGGTTTAACAAACCCATCTACCCAGGCTGATTTGTTGAAGATTGATGTATGGAAAGAAAAAGTTCTACTTTATAAAGATTTGGTTGCTGACCCCGGAAATGGTATTCAAGCAACTTCATCTACTTGGGCTAAGAAGCATATCTTTGGTTGGTCTGATGAAGAAATTAGATTGGATTTACAACAACAAAGAATTGAAAGAGCGGTTGGTGAGGAACTTAAAGCAACTCCAACGGTTATTACAAAAACAGGGATATTTGATAACATAGATAAGTTATATGGTTCTACTTCTGGTGGAACAGCACCTGCATCATCTACAGCAACTCCGCCACCAGCACCAGGAGGTGATTTGGGAGGTGGTGACTTAGGAGGTGGTGACTTAGGAGCACCTCCACCAGCACCGGCAGGAGAAGAAACGGTTCCGCCACCGGCAGAGGGAGGAGAAGTAACACCGGAATCAAGAATGGATAATCTTAACATTTTAGTTGAAAACAACTTAATTGAGGGTAAATTATTTCTTGATTTAGGTCAAGGACAAGATTCTTTGGGAGAAATTTCAAAAGAACTTGATAAGTTGTTAGATTCATAATATTTATATGAAAACCATTAAAAATGACTTTCGGGCAAATAAAATCCATAATTGAAAATAGTTTAATTGAATCCTATAAGAACGAGGGGGAATTCAAGAAATCTTTAAGAGAATTCAAACACAACGTATTGAGTAATAAATCTATGTCAAAAATTTACTCATTGTACGACCAATTAAGTACTCCACAAGGATTGTCTGAGTCAGATGCTAAAGAATATTTAGAAGAAGGAGTAAATCTTATTCAAAAATTATTAGGAAGTATTAAGTTACCTAAAACACTTTCTGAATCAACGAATGAATATTCTGACATCGATACTTTAGTTTATTTAAATAAAATTAATTTATCTGAAAGAGTTTCTGCAAAGAAAAATATTATTAATATTTTAACTTCTGAAAAGAGAACTGTAAAAGAATCAATTAATATTCCAATTAAATCTATGGTTAATATTGCCAATCAAACTTTAAGAAACTATATTGAAAATTTAAGTGAGAATGATAAAAAAGAATTCTTCCAAATTATTTCCGAAGATACAAAAACTTTAGAAACAAAATTTGAAACACTTAGAGAAAGTACAATTAACAAATTAAATGTTATTTTAGAAAATGAAAAAGAATTTGAGGTGAAAACAAAAATTTCAGAAACAATTGATAGAATTAAAAATGAAAAGTTTGACCAACTTAACTTCTTAAAATTGAAAAACTTAGAAAACTCAATTTAATTTCTTTCTTTGAATATATTTCGCTTTTAAAATTTCGGTTCTTTTTAAGACCGATTTTTTTTTGTATTCTTTTCTCTCGAACAAAATTTGATTCTGCTTTGTCTTAATAACTTTAGACTTTAATGTCTTGAGAGATTTTTCTATGTTCTCTCCATTTTTAATTTCAACTATTAACATACTATAAAATATCTGCTTTTTTTCAAAAATTTTGACTATCGGATTTATATTCCTTATTTTTATAATAAATAAACCGAATAATATGAAAATTAATGAAAAAAGGGAAAAGTGTAAAGTTGAATCTTTATAATCCTATTAAATCAACCTATGGGACTGTGGATTCTAAAAATTTAAAATCTGTCTACATAAACATACAATCATGGGTGACCCCAAAATTTGAACATGACAATTGGAATAGGGTTGTTTGTAATTTAAGTAGAGAAATAAAACACTCAGTTTACAACTCAATAACAACTGAAATTTTCCAAGAAAAAAGCATCGTTGATTTAGATTTACGGACAAGTGGAATATCCCACGGAAAAAAGTCATTCTTTAACTTGGAGGTTAATCTCTATACAAATATAGAATTAGATTTTAAATCTCACGAAATTAAAGAATCCATTAAAAAAATTGTAAAAAACATCTTCAAAAATAACATTAATGAAAACAAATATTTTGATTTTTCAACATCAAAAAAAGAAACTAATCAATAAACTATCTATTATTGGATATTTATTTTAAAAACCTTGATGAAAAATCTTAGAATATTAGAAGCAAGTGAGCTTGGACATGGTATCTTGGTCGAAATGGATGCAGGATATGTTTCACCTAAAGACGAACATAATGCAAATATCTTAAAAGAAGCATCGAATTTGGATTATAAAAACCCATTTGAATTTTACGCTGTTTTACAAAAATACGATACACCAAATAGAAACGGTAGATTCTATCCAAAAAGAATTTTAGAAAGAGAGGCCGAGAATTATAAAAAGACTATTGCAAAAGGTTTATCGACTTCAGAGTTAAATCACCCTGAATCTTCACTTATTGATTTAGATAGAGTGTCTCATATTATAACTGACATTTGGTGGGATAAGAATATC